TAGCCGATGCGCTTGTCTCCTGCCTTAGCTGCGAGTCGAATCTGATCTGCAATATCTGGCATGAGGTCGGGCTTGCCTGACTTATGGACATCTGCATCAACATCGATTGCTCTGACAACCATCCCAGACGTTGGATCAGGGTTATGGTCACTAGGACGCGCTGAATGACGGAGATCGCCGATCCAACCATCGGAACGCCTATCACGATCTGGGAAGGTGTCATCGAACTGCTCTCGCAGTTGTTGCCCTGCCTTGCATAGTAATGGCTTCATCCGAGGAGAAGTTTTGCTTCGTATTCGGTAATACCCAAGCGATCGAGAACGGCTGCCTTTGCGGCGACCTTCTCTGCTTCGGCTGCTGCTAGTGCTTCGGCTTCGGCATGACGGGCTTCAATCTCTGCGGCCTCTTCAGGTGTAGCATCTCTTACTTCATCATCGATCTGTACTTTGAATGTCATTTTCTCTCCTTATGAATTCTGGTAGCCGTAAACGCGAATTGTGCCGCCTGTGAGTGTTTGAGGACTTGCTGGATAAAGTGTAAAGGCGGTGTAAGAAGTAGTGTCGTTTAGCCAGCCGCTAAAGTGTCCAGCGGCTCCGTCGGTGCTTGTTCCTACGAATGAACCTGAAACTTTTGTGACCTTTGATAAAAACGCATCTTGAATACTGTAATTACAATTTATGGAGTTTGCCGTCACGGGACCTAGAGTAAATCCCGATCCGTTGTTATCGACTCCCGTTTGTGTGGCTCCACTTGAATAAACTCCAACTGTTCTCGCTGAGTAATATCCTGTATTTGTTGATCCTAATTGCAAGCCCATGTTTACGCTTGCGCTTGCTGCTCCACCGCTTACGGTAATTAAGTAATTATCGTAAGTTGAACTAAACGCATCTGTAACTGTAACTGTAGATACGCCTGTTCCGATTGTCTGTGTTTTGATTAGAGTTAGACCGCCAGCAGGTGAAGCCCATTTCATGCCTGTTGTTTCTGCGCTATCAGCCGTCAATACTTGGCCATTTGTGCCAACGCTTCGGCGACCAATTGTGTTATCGGCAGTTCCAGCGAGTAGATCACCCTTTGCATCGATAGTGCTGATTGTTGGTGTTGTAAGGACTGGTGAAGTTAAAGTCTTATTTGTAAGTGTCTGTGTGCCGGTCAGGGTTGTAACTGTTGAGTCGATTGCTAAGGTTACGTCGCCCGATGAACCGCCACCTGTAAGACCAGTACCGGCAGTAACGGCGGTGATATCGCCTACATCGTTGGTGATCCATGAATAATCGAGATCGGTGTTAGACGCCTTAGCGAGAATCTGCCCTGTAGTACCGCCCTTAAGATCGACCAATGAAGTATCGATGTTAGAGCCAAGGGTACGAATGGCGGCTGCGCCATCCTTAACAAAACTTGTGTCGTCTGGGGTTGCCCAGCCAAAGTTGGTCGTTGTTGCCATTACGCTACTGCTCCGATCGCTGTTAGCCATGTAAGGCTATTGTTGAGAGTGTTCCATGTTTCTGCTGGGTCTACCTGTTCCCATTTTACCGCAATTTGACTGAAGTTTATAGGAGATGCGTTGAATGTTACCGTGAGATTGTTAAGGCTTGCTCGGAACGTCCAACCTTCGATGAACCCTTGGAACTGGCCATTTGAGATATTAGGTGGGAGATTCTGTACCCAGACTGGCTGGCCTAGGAATATGTTAATGAGGGCATCTCGATCTGCGTCATCGATTTCCGGGTTACCTAGGACGAAAGTAATGTTTTGGAATTTGGCAGAAGGATTAGCTCGTAATGCGATGTATCGGTCCGCCAAATCCTCGGCATCGACGGTCTTTTTAATTCGAGATGTATAAGACTCGGCATATACTCCGTAAAGCGCCTGGCTTTCCAGATCAACGGCGGTATAACTTTGATTTGCATTATTGTCGTAAGTGATTGTGAATGAGTTACGGAGATCACCGGCACGAGTAGATATTGCAAGACCGACGCCATTAGCATGGTTAGCGTCTAAAGTGGTATAGCCGTTATTGGCTAGATAATCCTGGCGATGAGTAGCGTCTGCATACCCGATGTTGCCGCTTCCATCCTCGTATATGACTCCGAGCGCTGAAGTAGCAATAGCGCTGCATAATGAGTAAAGGTCAGTATCGCTCGACGATCTAGAAATCAGCTCATAAACGCCTGGCTGATCAATCTCGCCTAGACCAAAGTTGGCAGCGTTTGCCCAAGTTTGAGTAGAAGGATATGCCGCCCAAGTTTCAGTAGGAGATAATTCATTCCATCGACCGAGTAAGAAATCTCCGAGTAAGGCGTAAATCTGATCCCCATCGAAGTCCTGAGAAAGAATGCCCTCCGTAATGTTCTTTGGTAATTTCGATAAAGTTCCTAGGGCAGTAATGCTGCCTACGGTCGTGTAACCAAGTTCCCCTGCGGCATTAACCGTAATTGTAAAGTCCGAGATCAAGCCACCAAAGATGGGGATATAAGCGCCGACTGAGTTGGTTACTTCTACGGCAAGACCTGATCCTACGTTGAAGTCATAGGCTGAGTTATCAAGGTTTAACAGTTGCAACTGGCAATATCCGGCAACGGGTTGCTGATAGATATCGGTACGGCCAGAGGTAATGATGAAATCGGCTACCGTTACATCGGTTAGTTCTACGCCGTCTATAAGTACCTTAAAACTAGGGGTATAGGCAGTCATTAAGCTACTAGCCCTGCCGCGCCCAAAGTACCTCGAGCGGCTGAGTTGTTGAGGACGCTGACGATTGTTCGCGCAGTACCTTCTGGATCAATCGCGCCGTTTACCGTAATGTTCATCTGACTTGATGGAACCGTCACCTTAGGCAGGCTCGGGGCGCTTGTAATTCTAGGGACTGAACTAGTAGAGGATGAGGATGTAGTCGTGCTACTGCTTCCGCCAAAGAATCCAGAAACGGCTGACGCCGCGCTCTTGATAGCATTAATAATGCCGACAATTCGGTTATAGATATTGCTCAAAGTTGATACGAAGTCTGCAAAGATATCTATTGCCCCAGCGATAAAGTTACCAAGTCCCTTAAACGCTAGGCCTAGAGTCTTGCCAATGATAGGTGCTAAGAAGTCCTTAGCGAAATTGTAAATACCGACCATAAAATCGTAGAATGGTTGAAGTTGCTCGTTATTGTCCACCAAGGCATTACGGACTGAGTTGAAGGCTGAGCGAACCCCATTAATGATTGGCTGAATGATCTTCATTACTGGCGCTAATTTTTCGCCGAGGTTGTTAGTAAAATCTGAGATTGCTGGTATTACCTTATTGACGATGGTTTCAACCATAGGGGTAATAGCGGTGAGGATGTAAGCGCCTACCGTTTCCTTACCCTCATCAAAGGCGATCTTAAGGCGATCCATCTTGCCTTGAAAAGTATCGGCCTTAGCTGAGGCTTGGCCTTCAAAGGTGCTCGCGAGTTTGGCAGTAATCTGCTCCATGCTCATGGTTGCTAGTTCAGTCTTAGATAGACCGATGCCTAGGCGTCCGAGCGACGCGGTATTGCCTTCGGCGGCTCGTGCCATTGCGTTGGTTACAGCTTCGAGTGACTTGCCACTACCTGCGGCGACATCGATGGCAATAGTCTGTAATTCTTGGGCTCTTTGTAGGTCGCCTGTAGAACGGGCTAAGCGTTCTAGGGATGGACGAAGTTCATCGTCTGTAACGCCAAAGGCTAGAGATGTCTTCGTTATGTAATCTTCAGTAGCGGCGATTTGAGCTTCTGTTGCACCCGTAACGTTCTGTAATGTTAATGCTAACTTTTCTTGCGCGGCTGCGTCCGCGATTGCTGACTGGACGCCATCGATGGCTAACTTACCGGCATAAGCAACGGCTGCGGCTCCAGCGGCTGCAAATGCTAGACCAGCCTTCTTACCGAAATCAGATACTTTGCTGCCAAAGGTAGTAACTTCACCATCGGCCTTATTGAGATTCTTTGTAAAGTTATCAACGTCTGCAAGGAGTTTGAGTGTTAAGGCTCTGGATGTTGAGGCCATTATGTCCACTCCTTCAAAATCTTATCGAATGAGGCAGTCCACTTAGCGACTATCTCAGGTTGAATCCTGCGTAACGTTGGATAGATAAACCAGCCTTTTGAACCACGACCTTCGCGACCCGACCAGACTGGGAACTGCTTAAACTTGTTTGAGCCGAACTCAGAACCGCCCCAGATATCTTTAGTGGTTGCTCCACCTGAGAACTTCTGAGATGCGAACCCATAAGTAATCTCACCGATCTTAGACGACTTCTTGACACGGGCTCCGCTAGCGATCCGTCCTGCTACTGCTCGGCTTGGCCGAGAGTTAGCCGTCTGGATAC